AATTTTGTTGCAGTAGATATTGTACCGGTAACTGCTCCAGTAAATGTCGAAACACCAGAAACATTTAGTTGTTGTGTTGTGAGATTAGTAGTGCTTGTAACTCCAAGAGTCGTAATTCCAGAAACACGCAAGTTTCCACCACCAGTTGCAAACACACCAGTATTACCAGATCCTACATTAAGATTATTTGATACTGAAGCAGTACTAATTGAAATTGTATCTCCAGCAACAGAACCACTAATACTAATATTATAATTTCCAGATAGTCTATCTGCACTTATTGTCCCAGTTGTAATATTAGCAGCATTCGATAAATTATTTGCAGTTGTTGCTGTTCCAGCAAAAGTTGGGGCAGTAATCGTTCCAGAGGACTTAACTGTTCCTTGAATGTCTAATGTTGCAGTTGGAGATGTACTGTTAATGCCTACTTTACCACCTATATCGGCAGTAAAAACAGTTCCACCAACTCCAACTTGTAAACCGTTTTTAACTCTAAAATCTTGATTCGTCAAGGTTCACTATCCCCTTTGATGAAATGCTTTTTTATTATTTATCAGTAAGTCTTATTTGCAGTAAAGTTTACAACATAATTTGTTGTTGTTGCAGTTGATGTGGTTGCACGTAAACGAATATAACCACCAGAAACATCAGAAGTATATGATGCAACTGAAGAATTATTAAATACAGTTCCATACTCTGTCATGTAAGCAGTTGTTCCAGAAGAAACAACTATAATTTTAGTAAAGTGATAGTTAGTTCCTTGAGTTGCCTGTACAGAGTATTCTACAGAACGATAGATAGATGCGGATAATTGATCATAAAGAGTAATTGTAGATGTAGTATTTCCAATGCCAGTAATGGTATTGGAATAAGACATTGTATTTGCAAAACCCGCATTTGCAGTTACAATATTCGTAACAGTTACATTATCAGGAAGTCCAACAGTAATGCTGTTACCAGAACCTACTGCAGTAATTTCATTTGGGGTTCCAGCAATCGTTAATGTCTCACTATCCAGATCAATTGAAAGTGCTCCACCACTATCACCTTGAACACTTAATGCTTGAGCAGTAATCTGAGCATCCACATAAGTCTTAATTGCCTTTGCAGAAGCAAGAGTATCATCAGATCCAGACACTGAATTTAAATCAGTATCAACAGAAGTAACTGCAGCAGAAGTTCCAATGATTAGTTGAGCAAGAGTTGTGATTCCTGTTACTCTCAAATTACCATCAGCGGTTGCTCTTACAAAAGTTGTTGCAGATCCAATTGGACCAACTACAAGATTGTTTGTAACTGTTGCAGTAGAAACTGATATGGTATCTCCAGCAACGGAACCACTGATACTAATATCATAATTTCCACTTAATCTTGCAGATGGAACTATTCCTGAAGAAAGATTAGACGCATTTAAGTTTAATAAATTAGATCCATCACCATAATAAGTTACAACCCCAGAATTTGCAGTAACAATACCAGATAATATTTTAACATTTCCTAATGTAGAAACACCAGATACATATACATCTCCTCTAACATCTAGTTTTGCAACTGGAACAGTTGTTCCAATACCAACTCTAGATGTGTCGTAATCAAAATTAAATTCATTTGATCCACCAAGAACTCCAGCGGCATTATGAAACTGAACATTTTTCTTATTTCCACCACCAGTTGAGACTCCTGCGGTTGGAACATTTCCCCAAACCCATCCACCTAAACCATCAGAAAGAGGAACTTGCTGATTAGAACCAGAGGAATTTGTAGTATCATATAGACCACCACGAATTCTTGCATCACCAGCAACATCAAGAAGTTGTGATGGAACACTTACACCAATACCAACATTATCTGTAATATTATAGATATTTCCAACTTCATCACCATTCCAATAATCAAGGATTGCTCTGGTAGAAACACTATCAGTACTAAATGCTACTACCTGTAAAGTGTCTCCAGAAGAGGCAGAAACGTTTAAAACTATCGATGTTCCACTTGTTCCTACATAATCAGTACTTGCAAGTTTTACACCGTTCAGGAAAACATCAACTAATCCAGGTGTATATGTAACATTGAAGTTTGTTTGCCCAGCACCTGCAGTAATTTCTGTTGATTGTCTCAGTGCAGAATTAGTAACCCAATTAAGGTTTCCATTTCCATCTGTTTTTAAAACTGCACCATTTACACCATCATAATCTGGGAAAGTATATTCACTAGAACCAGTTCCTACAGTTAAATATCTTGTTGATGTATAACCAGTTGCATGAACACTACCAATAATGTCAAGTGTATAAGATGGAAGAGTTGTCCCAACACCAACCCTATTTCCAGAAGCATCAACAAATAGAGTTCCATTATCAAAATTGGCATTTCCTCCAGTAACTGCAATTCCTGCCTTTACATCAACTGGATTGTTTATGAACGTGGCAATACCAGAAACATAAAGATTAGTAGTTGCTACACTAACAAAATTACCCTGTTCGGAAGTTATACTATCTTCTACATTAGATCCATTAACAATTAGTGTTCCACCAATATTAACATTTCCTCGAACATCTACGATATATCCAGATAATGGTGTAAACGCAGTTGTTCCAATGCCAATGGCAGAAGTTCCATCAAGAAGAACTGTAATATCATCTCTGAATGTAGATCCAGAACTTACATGTAATGTTTGAGTTGTTGTAAGACCAGAAACATTCAATCTCCCTGTAGTAGAAGCAACAGAAACATTAAGAGTATCAAGTTCAGTGTGCCCAATAACATCTAATTTAGCGGTTGGATTTGTAGTTCCTACACCAACATTAGTATTTGAAGTTACAACAAATGTCTGCCCAACTTGGAATTGTTGGACTGGATTTGTAGTTCCTACACCAACATTATTTGCAAGATATACAAACGATCCAACCGTTTGTATTTGATTACCCATCAGAACATCATTATCTGACTGGTAATAAAGAACTATTGGTGTAGTTTTAGTAACTACAATTTCTGTATATGCACCAGAGTTTCCTGGAGTTCCACTAGATGTTACTCCATCAGTATATTCTTGATTCTTATTTGCATCAAGATAAAATCTTAAACGATGGTTTGTGTTTGAAGCATCAGACTGATCGAACCTATATGTTTTTCCAGGAATAAACTGAAGATATGGCGATTCATCTCCATCAAAATAATACCCAAGTGCTGAACCACTTCCACTATACTTATGATTTGAAGTTTTATTCTCTGAGGTTACAGTAATTGATGTATGAGTATTTCTGTTTAATTCTCCAAAATATTGAGAAGCAACTTGTTTTGAAGTTAGACTTCCAGTTATTGTTCCATTTCTTGCGGTAAATTCATCAAATACTAAATCATCGATAACATATAAATCTCCACCAACATATAAATCTCCACCAGTTGTAGTAATACCACCTGCAGAAGCAAGTGTAGTAATTCCAGAAACATTTAATGTAGTAACTGATGCTATTCCACCAATAACATTTGTAGAAATACCAGCATTGATGGCATATGTTGCTGCATCAGCATAATCAGAAGTTGCTGCATTGCCAATTATATCAATATTATAAGTTCCAGATAGTCTGGCACTGTTAATAGTTCCAGTAGTGATGTTTGCAGCATTAGTTAAGTTGTAAGCAGTCGTAGCGAATGATGCTGTAGAAGCAGTACCAATTAAGTTTGCGGTTATTGTTCCTGCACTAAAGTTTCCTGAAGCATCACGAGCAACTATTGTACTGGGTGTGTTGTTACTAGTCGCATTGCTGGTAACAGTGAAAGTTGTCGCACCAGAGTTATTATAAGTCGCAACTCCAGAAAGACCAGTTCCAGAAGTATTAAGAGTAAGATTATTTGCAAGGGTTCCAGTTATAATACCAGAAGCATTGATATTTCTTACAACTGCTAAGTCTCTCTCAGTAATTTGGACTGCCCCTGCAGCAAGTCTTGTACCTGATGGAAATTGAGTACTACCAATACCAATAGCATAATTACTCAACCAGGCATCGGTATTGAGTCCAGCAAAAGACCCTGCCTTAAACCACATAAACTTCTTATATGTGGCAGGTAGTGTCTCAATACCAGCAATATTAAGATTTACAAGAGGATTACCTTCTGTAGATGCAACAGCAATACCACCATGATTTGCGGTAGTGTCATTAGAAATATCTTGGTTTGAAGCATTTGTAGTAAAACCGAGAACAATATCTGCGTCAGAGACGCTAAAATTCTCTACAAGAATAAAACCTGATGTGCCACCAACTGTAATATTACCAGTGACATTTAAGTTATTATTGACTTGTAAATCATTTCCAACTGTTACGTTTCCAGGTAATGTTGGATTTGAAGCAATCGATATAACAGGTGTAGATCCCTCTCCTGTTCCACCAGTAACTGTAATTTGTGCTACAGTCCCAGAAACCGACTGCACATAATCACCAGTAGTATCAGATCCAAGAGCAACAGAGTTTGGTTGGATTGTTGCTGCTAATGATACATTTCCAGTTCCATTAAAACTAATGGGAGACGCTACAATATCACCAGTAATTTCAAATGTTCTTGCAGTTTCTAATTTTGTTGCAGTTGAAATAGTTCCAGTGATTGAATTTATAAAAGTAGAAACACCAGAAACATAAAGTTGTTGAGATGTTAAGTTTGTAGTACTTGTAACCCCAAGAGTACTAATACCCGTACTATTAATATTCGTTATGGATGAATTAGTACTATTAAAAGTGGTGATAGTACCGATACCAGAAGTGTTTAGATTGGTATTAGTTAAGTAATCAATAGTACCTGTGGTGGTATCTAATGTTGTTATTGTGCCAATACCACTATAAGAAATATTAGTACCTGATAAGTAGTCAATAGTACCAGTTGTGGTATCTAAGGTTTCAATAGTACCAATACCAGTGAGGTTAATATTTCTTGCAGTGAACTCATCAAATCTTAAATCATCGGCAACATACAAGTCTCCACCAACATATAAGTCTCCACCAGTTGTAGTAATTCCACCATTTGCAGCGAGAGTAGAAATACCTGAAACATAAAGTTGTGCAAAAGAAGATGCTGCACTTACATTAAGATTTGAAGCAGTAATAACACCAGTAAAATATCCATCACCAACAACATACAATTTTGATGTCGGTACAGTTGTGCCTATACCAACATTATTATTCAAATTAATTCTTATTGCATCTTCACCATTTGCACCAAGACCAAGTTGAACAGATCCAGCAGCACGAATATTAGAAACTAAATTTGAGTGACTAAAGATTAAGTCACCCTGCCCACCACTTACAAAACGAACACCTCCACCATTACCATTACCATCAACTTCTAACTTATAAAATGTACTAATACCAGATGGACCAAGACCAATTGCAACTCTACCATCCGTCGTAACTGCAAAAGGTGTGGTATCTGGATTTGCACTATCTTCTACAATTAAAGCAGGACCAGTACCAATTTGACTAATTCTAACAAGTTCCCCAGAACTTTCACCACTAAAAACAGCAGATCCAATAACCTCTAGAGAAGTTAAATTTTCACTATAAGATGATATACCAACTTTAAGATTTTTTTGTCTGCCGCTAACGTATTTTGCCATTTTAGTTAAGTGTTTCTAGAATGCTTCCTAAAAATTTAATATCAGTTTCACTACTTGCAGATAATACAAGAACATCACCGGACTCAAGAACTAATTTACCTGCAAGAAGATTTGCAGTATCACTTGCCGATATTGGATAATTTTTTAAAATTTCTGTAGTCACTGCAATTCCTGCAACTGACCTTTTATGAGAAAAAGAAATTGTTTGAGTATTATTTCCAATATTTGCTGCCTGTGCTAAAAGGACAACTCCGGTATATCCAACTGGTGCGGTGTAGATTCCAACTGGACTTGTTGGAGCAATTTTAGTAACTGTTTTAAATACGTTAAGTGCTAATGCCATTTTTTTATTCTCCCCCTAATGCGAGTATAAATGGTGTCATTGTTGAAAACAAACTCTTAGAATAAAATCTACCCGAAATTGTCCCAGTTTGCTGGTCAATTTGCACACCTTCACCAATTCTAAAATTACCAGATTGATCGGTACTTGTATAAACAACTAGACCACCATTTCTCATATCAACTTCATTATCTTGAATTGGAACACCACCTTGAGCAGGAAGAGCAGCATTAATATTTGTACCAGAACCAATATATTCAAAAGAATGTCCAGATGCCAATACTCTACTTTGTTTAAAGAATGGCACTGTTGATCCAACACCAACAGCATAAGGAACATTCTCAGTCACAGTAATTGTACAAATTCCAGAGGAAATTGGAGTAGAACTTAAGATTGAATAATAAGTTGGAAGTAATTGTAAAGTAACTATTGCTGTATTTATCCCAACATCAGGTGATGAAATAGTAATATTCGGTGTTGTTGTATACCCCCTTCCACTTGAAACAATTTCAACAGAAGTCACAGAACCATTCACAACTTCTGCAACTGCTGTTGCCTGAACTCCCCAATCAGTTAATGGAGAATCAATTGTAATAATTGGTGTATTTGTATATCCAGTACCTCCAGACCCAACTATAATCTTATTAACAGTGTAATATAAATTATCAAAATAAACAACCTGACCATCAAAAGGTCTTACGACATTAATTTTAACAGTACCACCAGAAACATAAGTATGAGGAAGAGTTGATGGACCAACATTAACTACAAGTTGATTTGCTGCTGGAACTGACTGAACTTCAAACACATAACCAAAATTTCCACTTGGATATGTTACAATGCCAGGACCAGAAGGACAGGTAAATCCAAGACCTGCAATCGTCACTCCCATTCCAACACTGAAGTTATGATTTGCTGAAGTCGTAATTGTTGTTACACCACTGACATTATCATAAACTGCATTTGATACATTATAAGTTGACACGTTCAAATCTAAAACAAAAGTATCACTATTTGCTTCTGCAGCAGTTGTTACAATCCCAGTATACTTTTTTGGTCCAATACCATCAGAAACTAAACCATAATTACCAAAGGAAGCGTTGGAGTTTGTTAAGTCACAAGCACCACCAGATCCACAGAAGACCGCAGTATCTGGACAGATTGTAAAAAGTGAAACTAACTGTGCGTATCCTTCATTTGTAATTGAGACTCCAATACCACCTTGATTGTATTGTGTATAGGAGTCAAGAACCATTGACTTGGTTGGTCCAACAGAATATCTACCATCAACTTTCATTCCGATGCTATTTGGAATGAAGTTAGTGCAATTCTGAATATAAGGTGATTGGTCGTTATAAACTGGTTTATTTGGATTGAAAGCAAAAATGGCACCTGTATTTGCAGATCCTACGAATGCGATCTCAGCAATGTAGTTTCCGACACCAACATAAAAGAGGTCTCCTTGATTTTGTGGAGTAACAGAGACTTCTCTTAAACTATCACCAACAATGCTAACTTGATTTGGTATTTGAATAGGATTATTTTCTACATAAGATCCAGCACTAACTCTAATAACGGAACCTGCTGAGGCGATTCCGACTGCTGCTGCGATGGTTGCTTTTGCGTCTCCGAGTTTGAGTCCTGTGTTGGAGTCGTTTCCGTCTTTTGTGACATAGATTACATTAGTTACCGTTGCACCTGCACCGATACGAATAATATCTGTACCAATTCCTGGACGCTCTCTCTTTGCAGTGAGTTCACCATCATAAGTATTATAGGCTAATTCAGCACTTAAGAGTTGGTCTACTGTAGGTCTTTTACCAGGAACAGCAGAGCGTTTAATCCTGATCGGAGTTGACATTTATCGCATTCGGTATTTACCAAAGAAACAGTATATACTGTCTTTGATATATTTATTCAAGTTAGATTATTCCTTCTTGGGCGATATTTGAATAAGTTAACAGGAGGATCTGGTTTCATCCATTCTTCTATTTTTTCAACCCTTTCTTCACTATAAAAATCTTGTTGAACATACCACAGTTTCCAGTACTCATGTCCCTTTGATTGATTACAAGAATGACAGCAACAGATTACATTCTTTGTAAAGTCCATTCCTCCTTTTGACTGTGGAACAATATGATCAATTGTGAGATTTTCTTCTGAACCACAATAGGCACATTGATGATTCCAACTTTCTTTTATGTTTTGTCTCCACATTCGTTTCGCCTCCCCAGAACTTGTTGTATGTAAATGAAACAAGTACTCTGAAGGTGAATGAAGAGGAACCATAAAAACTTCCTTTTTCTTTTATTTATTTCCAGTTTTTATAACTTCAATTAATTCTCTTAAAGTTATAAAAATATAATCAAACTCATCATAAACACTAATATCTTTGTCTCTTTCAAAAAAATGAATGATTTTCTTTATCATACTATCACAGGTTCTGCTTGTCTATCAGGAAGTTTGATTTGTGGTAATTGTCCAGGTACATTACCAATTGGATCATCTACTCTCCAAGAACCACCAACACCATCATCCATATTCACTACAATCTCATTAGTTGGCAATGCCTTAGGAATTTCAACATCAATCACTTGGTCCATCAGTATCTTGTTTTTTATAATTTCACGAGTTTGTACGTCTAGATGCAACATCATTATTGCATCTTCAAAATTACCACAATCACAAATTTTTTTATGAGTTCTTTTTTCTCTTACTGTAAAATATTCTTCATGATATTTTTTCATCTTTCTTATCCTTTTCTTTATTATAAGATACTTTAGGTTTCCTGTAAAGACCTGGCCAAGTATCACGAATAATCTCGGCCAGTTTATAAGGTGTTTCTGAACTTATCACCTTACACTATGCCCCCCAAACATGTACCTCATACCATTCAGAATTTTTGCTCCGAAGGTTCCAAGATTTCGAGAGTTAAATCGTTCATAAAGAGCAGTGGTGATGACCGGGGCAGGTACTCCCAGGTCCACTGCGGCATTGACCGTCCATCGACCCTCACCGCTGTCTGAGACCCCTCCAGAGAACTGCTCCAGTCCACCATTGTTGCGTAGCACATCAGCAGTGAGGTCCAGCAACCAACTGCTAACAACGCTTCCACGGCGCCATAACTCAGCAACCTCAGAGACATCAATATCATAACAATAAGATTCTGGGTCGGACATTGGAGCAACCTCTGCATCACCTTCTCTGACATATTGAGCACCAGCATTAGCACTCTTAAGAATGTTAAATCCTTCTGCATATGCCTGCATCATGCCGTACTCAATGCCATTATGTACCATCTTGACAAAGTGTCCTGCACCTGGACCACCGCAATGCAACCAACCGTGTTCTGCTGATGTTACACCATCTTCAGGGTCGGTTCGTGGGCAAGAATGAATGTCTGGAGCAAGTGCAGAGAAGATTTTAGAGCAAGTTGAAACCGCAGTGGTTTCACCTCCAACCATAAGACAATAACCACGTTCAAGACCATAAACTCCACCAGAAGTACCACAGTCAATATATTGAATACCTAGTTTTGCAAGACGTTCTGCTCGTTTGCGACTATCTTTGAAGTTACTGTTTCCGTGGTCAATGATAATATCACCCTCATCACAGTAAAGTAGAAGTTCTTCAATCGTTTCTTCTACAGTTTCTGCTGGAACCACCATTTGGAAGATTCCAGGGTGATTGTTACCTTTAACTATCTTAACAAGGTTTTCAATCGTAGTCGCAATTCCATTTACATAACCATTCTCAAATGCTTCATTTGCCTTTGCATAATTCCTACGATACCCCCAGACTTCAATGCCTGCTTTCATCATACGACGGGACATTCCTTCCCCCATTCGTCCTAGACCAATTAGACCGACTTTCATACGTTTTCTCCTATACGAGTTTTAAGGGATAATCCCATTGAGTAATTTTTTGAACTTCATTCACCGGACCCCAAGAACCAGAATAATAAGTATAAGGTCTTGTATTCACTGGACAGGAATTACCCACACAAAGAAGGTCATTCACAATTCTCCAAGATTCTAATACTTCCTCTGAATGAACAAAGTGAGATTGGTCTTTGTGAATGGCATCATAGAACAATTTCACGTATCCGTCAATAGCACCTTCTGGATAGTTGTGCTTCAGAATTGCAGTTTCAATTTTATCATCAAGACCAGGTGACTTAATATCAATTTGAATATCAAAGTGAGGGTCAGGTTGAAATCTCATTACAATACGGTCATTATAAGAATGACCTTCAAATAATCTAACTGGAGGTGATTTGAGTTTGATGACAACCTCAACACAACTCACAGGAAGTTTCTTTCCCGTCATAAAGTAAAATGGAACTCCCTGCCATCTCCAGTTATCAATGTAAATGTCTCCAGCAACAAAGGTTGGAGTTTGTGTATTCAGTTCAACTCCTTTTTCATTCTTATATTCATCATATTGTCCACAGACCAGTTTAGTTCCTAGTCGTGCGGCAGAAAGAACCTTAACCTTTTCTCTGCGGATTTCTTTGGCATTATTCTTACAAGGTGCCTCCATTGCAATCAGTGCTAGAAGTTGCAACATATGATTCTGCAACATATCACGAACAGCACCAGCAGTCTCATAATACTGTGCTCGACCTTCACAACCAATTGTTTCGGTTGCAAAGATTTGAACTTCTTCGACATAATCACGATTCCATAATGGTTCAAGAAGAATATTACTAAATCGAGTTGCAAGAATATTATTGACGGTATCCTTTCCTAGATAATGGTCAATACGATAAACCTGTTTCTCTCGAAGATTATCCGAAACAATTTGCTGTAGTTCTTCTGCGGATGTCAAATCATATCCAAAAGGTTTTTCAATAATCACCCGACTTGTTTCAGGGTCATCCAAATATCCAGTGGATTTGAGACTTAATACCGCATCACCATATCGTTCAGGTGGAACTGAAAGAAAGAAGGTTACATCCTCACCAGGATTCAGTTTCTTCAAACTTTCAGCATTCGAGAGGTCACATTGAACATAATTCAAACGACGAATAAAGTCTTCTGAATAAGAACCCAAGGTTTGTAACCAAGACTCTTTTGTATGTGCCGTTCTTGATGCTCCAGTAATTACATAATCATCTGGAAGTAGTTGTTTCTTATGAAGTTCATACAGTGCAGAGATGAGTTTCCTACGACAGAGGTCACCTGTTGCACCGAAGATTATAATATTTTTCATTTAGTTACTTCTGCCCAATCCTTATTGAACTGTTCAATACCTTTTTCCGTGAGAATATTCTTATACATTGACCAAAATACAATAGGAGGAATTGTAACCACATCAGCACCGACAAGAAAAGATTGTTCTACCTGTCTTACATCACGAAGAGATGCTGCAAGAATTTGTGTGGGAATATAAGAATAGTCAAATGCCTTACGAATGTTCTTGATAAGTTCAATGCCATCCACAGAATTATCCATCCAACGACCTACGAATGGAGAAATGAATGTTGCTCCTGCTTTGGATGCTAGAATTGCCTGTGCAACTGAGAACACCAAAGTTACATTGGTTTGAATTCCTTTATCCGAAAGAAACTTACATGCTTTGAGTCCTTCAACAGTACAAGGAACCTTAATTGTAACTGCTGGTGAAATTGTATAATAGTTTTTTGCTTGAGATTGCATTTCTTCTGCAGTATCTGCAACGACTTCTGCCGAAATGCTTTTTAGTTCTGGAAATGCTGTTGAGATTTCTGTAATAACTTCTTGAAGTTGTCTACCACTTTTAAGGATTAGAGTGGGATTTGTAGTGACTCCATCTATTAATCCTGTGTCGTATGCTGAACCAATAAGTGAAACATCTGCTGTGTCTAAAAAGATCTTCATATAAGTATAAGAACTCATTAGTAATTATAAGAAGTTATTTTTGACTGTCTGCAAAATGTTATGATTTGAAGATATTAAAGATCTTGTGTAATAGACATTATGAAAAGGAAGAGTCCAAAGATTATGAAAACAGAGAGAATGAATAGCATCTTATTATCCCCAGTAGATTTGACCCAGAGTAAATGCAACAAAGATAAGAACTGTGAATCCCATTAGACCTATTCCTGCCCAGATGACCCAGTTGGGCATTGGTTCGTGTTGGGGGTTATGAGACATAAAAAAGAGGGTTGTTACACCCTCTAATTATATCAGTTATTCAGTTGTTATCAACCGATTGTAGGGGCAGTCATAAGAGCAACAGGAGTTGCATCTACTGCGGCCAAATCTAGCGGAAAATTCTCTGAACCCATAAGTTTACCATTCTTATGGAGAAGACTATATCATCAACCTTGTTAGGTTGTCGGACGCTAATGGTGTATTACATAGGACGCTTCCTAAACCACCTAGTCGTTGAACCTTCCTCAAAAGTTCGTTTGAGGCTTGGATGCTGATTGCCCTTATATTTTGGAGGGGTTCCAGCAATTCATCCGATTTTCATTCATCAATTACTTGATGAAGCCACCATTTTCATAATGGGCGTTGCGTTCATGCCGTTTTTGTTATCGTAAAGGTTCTTTATCCTTTACTTCTTACTGTCGCCAGTAAGACCAGACTATCTCTTCATCCGTTCTGGATGCTGGGCATTCGTGGGTAGATTATTGTTGGAACTCACTACCTAGTCGTTAGACCTGCCGAAGAACCTATGTCCTCTTCGGATTGGTACGGGATTGTCTACTTGAGAGTTTCCCCGTTTAACCCAGTTTGTCAAGGAATATTCCTATTCCAGGGTGACTACATTTAAGAAATCACTTCCATACCAAGATTAGCACCATTCAATAAGTCAGCCCAAGTTTTAATTACACGACCTTGAGAATCAAGAATACTCTGATTAAAATTTAGACCATTCAAATTGAAAGATGAAACGGCAATTCCCATAGCAGCACACCAAATTCCAATTACTGGCCAAGCAGCAAGGAAGAAGTGCAGTGAACGAGAGTTGTTAAATGATGCGTACTGGAAGATAAGACGACCAAAGTAACCATGTGCGGCAACGATGTTATAGGTCTCTTCTTCTTGACCGAACTTGTATCCATAGTTCTGGGATTCATTTTCGGTGGTTTCACGAACCAGTGAGGAGGTTACGAGGGAACCCACCTCTATTCCTTATTTTCATAAGGTGTGGACTATATCATCAACCTATTTTATTAGGTTGTCGGGCACTTAAACCTGTTATTAAGGGGACTAAACCCCTCAGGTAGTCTCTGAACCTTTCTTGAGTGTACTCAAGACTTGGATGCTGATTACCATATTACTAAACTTTTTTACAAGACCAATAATAAGCAGTTTTTCTTTCACCTTTTAAAAGAGGAGTAACTCTCTTGAAGTTTTTGATTGGAACTATTTTTTGTAGTTCATCCAAAACCTCACCACCAGTTTCACAATTTATTATACAAATTGTTTCAATCTTATTGAAAGAAAAAATGTACTTATCTGTAGAAGTAATAGCAACATTTTTGTTTCTATTTTTACCTCCCACTTTACCACCAATACTTCTCATTTTCATAGCATATTCAGACTTCACAGAACGAGCAGACATCTCTTTTTGATAATCAGAATTCCAAAAGTTTTTCTTGGATAATCTTAGTACTTCGTGTGTTTTATAAGCACCTTCAACTCTAAGAAGTCTCCAACCTTCACTATCAAAACCACACATCAAGTTATATGCTGCTAAATCATATACTTGACTGTATACATCGTACCTTATTTTATGTGCGAGTATGTGGTCTTCAAAAGATAGTGAAATAAGATTTTCTGGATTATCAAGACCACCATCATGTTTTGGGACAATATGGTGTTCTTCAAGATAAGTATTGGGAGGATATGTTTTTGATTTACATTCCTCAATAAAAGATAAGTAATCGTTGGTCATAAAGTTTATGTTACCAGAGTTATTTATATAAGTCAAGTAACATTTTAGTAACTTAGGTTTCCAGCAGTTCACCCGATTTTCACTTACTGATTACTCAGCAAGGGCACAGTTCCCTATGCATTGCGGAGAAAAGACTTCCTCCAAAAACACCAGCAACTCCAAGCATATGCAGAGGATTCATAAGAATATTATGCTCTGCAGAAAATACAAGCATATAATTAAAAGTACCGGAAATACCTAGAGGCATTCCATCTGAAAACGAACCTTGTCCAAAAGGATAAATTAGAAATACAGCAGTAGCAGCAATAGCAGGAGCACTATAAGCAACTGCAATCCAAGGACGCATCCCGAGTCTAAATGAGAGTTCCCACTCACGACCAAGATAGCACCAAACACCAATCAAAAAGTGAAATACCACTGCTTGATATGCCCAACCATTATAAAGTGCTTCATCAATAGAAGCAGCATCCCAAAGATTATAGAGATGCAATCCAATAGCATTTGAACTCGGTACTACGGCACCAGAGATGCCTTCCATGAAATCCATTCTTCATCTTCATAAGGTATCCAACCTTCTAAAAATGAAGCAACCATAGACCTAAGTGAATAATGAGGAAAATTAGTTTTCATTGCCCACGCTTTAGCTGTGGGTTTGGGTTTGCCAGATGTAATCCATATTTCATAGATTTCATCAGCAACAATCCAAGGTTCTATATTTTTTCCTTGTCTCCACTTAGAAACTTTCTTAGCAACTTCAGGATTCTTCATATGATTAGAATCACCCGATAATATCGGAAGATGCTTAGCAAATTGCTTAAGATATTCCTTATCTGCAGATTTAGTCCAATGATTATCTCCAATAGAATTATTCCATTTTTCAGGATTTTTTCGTCTTGGGTGATTATCACCTTTCAAATGCTCCCAATATTGAGGATTTTTATTTCTGGCATGATTTTTACCAGTTCCCCAACCTTGAGGTTCATTAGAAAGATTTAAACAACCATTTCTACCGTAATGGATAGAAAGCATTTCTCTTTCAGTTTCTCTTTTGTCAGTATCTTCATTGAATATTTCTAGAAATATCCAATCATTGGGATACTTTTTAAGAGAGTTATGAAAATGGTCATTTCCTTTAAACTTTCTATGAAATCTTTCCCTTTTTTTGAGGGTCATTGAGGTTGAACCCCAATAATAATCTCCGTTAGAAAGTCGTATCGCTAAGTAAGTTATCATGGAAGTTAGACTATATCTTCATCCTTTATACTAATTATAGCATAAAGGAGTTGGGCGCTTAATCCTGTTATTAAGGAGACTGAACTCCTCAGGTAGTCGTTGAACCTTTCCCAAGTGTACTCGGGACTTGGCTGCTGATTGGAGTGGTTATCCCTTTCCAGCAATTCACCCAATTTACTTCTTACGATTACTCGTAAGTGACACCATCTAGATGTTGTTGCCGTACATTAGAGACCCAGCAACAGGTTCTCTGATCCCATCGCATCATCTAACAAACAACCATATCTTCTGACTTAGGTTGTTTCTGTTGAGATTTTGTAAACTGGTTTATTCCATTTGGATTTCCACCAGAGCAAGTACCATACTCATCAAGTCTTGCTTCATAACCTAACTTAGCCATTTCACTTCTTCCACCATTTTCTACCCACTCTTTCCAAGTTTGTAGATGAGAAATACATTCGGTTATTCTTTCTCCTCGTCTTACTCCCATATAAGGAAGTATTTTTTGTAGAATGAATAAGACCTTTTCTTTTTCTCCGATGTGAAGTGTATAAACTTGTTTACCTTTTACAGTTTTTCTTGATGGTAAGAAATAAGACTTATCTAAAAGTTTACTTAACCTTTGGATAATATCTTCATCTACCATAGAAACTCTAATATAAGGTGATGGTGGTGTTTTAGAAACTTCATAACGGTCTTTGGAACGATTGTCTATCCCAAAGTATCCTTCACCTTCTAAAATACCAGCAATCCAAGCAACATCAGTTTCAGTTAAGTTTAACATTTGGTTCTCAAATACTGTATTATTTATACAACATTTGAAATAAAAAAGTCAACAGTAGATGTGTGGACTATATCTTCACCCTTCATAGAAGGGGCTGGGCACTTAAACCTGTTATTAAGGAGACTCAACTCCTCAGGTAGTCTCTGAACCTTCCTTAGATGTATCTAAGGCTTGGCTGCTGATTGCCTTTCGGTTTCCAGCAATTCACCCAGTTTCGTCAATACTCTTACGAGTAAGGGACACCGATTAAAGCGTAATGTCTACAGGGGGATTTGCAATAAATGCAATGATAAAAACCGAAGTAGCAACAAGCAGGCAAGGAATCATAAGAACTCCAAACCACCCCACATAAAGACGATTATCGGTTGAAGTAACCCAGTTACAGAATTGTTCCCAGGCATTTGCGCCAGAACGGCGTGTTGAAATTGTAGCAGTCATAAAAGCTTTAAAAGAATAAGAAATATCCATAGGGATTGGACTTTGCGTTATTCCTTCACTACCCTCAAGTGAAGGTATGAGAGACGTATTTAACGTGCTTAGTCTCGGTAAGGAGTTAGCGTCCCTTTTCAGCACGGTCACAAGGTCTTAGAAGTTGTTACATTTCTTAACCCCGTTGATGTATTTATCATAACATAAGGACCCCGGACCTGTCAACCCCCAAACTCATCAATCTTATCTAAGACTCGGTTGAGATACGTCTGCGCTAGAGACTTGGGGTCCGAGGTCCAGGTGACGTTCTCATTATACAACTCATGTTTGAGTTTGAGAACGGCACATTTAATCTCATCTTTCGTGAGTCTACCTCTAGGCATAAGACTTTAAAAACTCTGTTCCTTATTTAGAGTCAGAATACTCCAGGAATGAGTTGACCGGTAGTGAGATATGTACCCGCCATAACTACAAACGCAAGCATAGCAATTTTTCCATTAAGTGCTTCTGCTTGTTCAGTCCATCCAAATTTCATTTGGTTTTCTCCCTTTTAGTAGTGTTTTGAATTACAATAAATTTGTCTTTAGGTAGAGTGCCTGCGACACAAACTTTGAGTTCGTCATCATTAGACCAGACACCAGATTCTACAAGTTCTTGAAGGGCAATACTCAGTTGCCCGAGCATTCCAGCACTCACAGATTTTCTTCCTGTTCGGTGAGGATCACACAGTCAGACTTAGGATATGCTACACAAAGGAGAGCAAACCCTTCTGCCATCTGATCGTCATCAAGGAAAGATTGTTCTTCGTTATCAATCTCACCAGAGATAACTTTGCCAGCACAAGCAGAGCAGGCACCTGCCTTACAAGAGAAGGGAAGATCTACTCCTGCATATTCGGCAGCATCAATAATGTATTGATCTTCAGGGCATTGAATAGTGGTTTCGGTTCCATCAGAGGAACGAAGAGTAACGTTGAAAGTCATAAAGTTTCAATAAGTTTCGCAAACTTTCTCAACAGAATAGCACAGAAGCACCAGGAACGCAACCCCAGTGAATGTGAAGATTGCTTCAGTCATCAGAAGACTCCGAAGAAGAAGTTGCCAGTGATAGCATAAGAAACAACGCCAGCAATAATACCGACCATTGCCCAGCGTGAATTTGCTCGTTCTGCCCGTTCTGCATAAGGTTCGATACCATAACGTTCAAGATCCTCTTTCGTCATGTACATTGCAGGTTCTTTGGCAAACATATTCATTTGCCCAAATTCATTTTTTGTTACAGTCATATAAGTTTTGTGAAGAACTGTTACACAAGTATATAGTAAAAAGAAAGGGGTGTCAAGCCCCCTTTGTCAGAATATGAAAACATTATAAGTATAAATGCTTACTGTTGAGGTTGAGAAGATTCGGTTATTCTACCCAAATATGGATCATAGTTCATAAGGTCATCAATAGTCATATCAGATCCTTGCTTCTGCCAAAATTCAAGCAAACCATCATGACTTGCGCGATGAAAAACATCAATATGTTCAGGATGAATAGAAGATCCTAACTCAATTCTATAAAGAAATAATGGAATAGAAAAAGTATTACCAGAATTGTAAATTAAATCATCAGCAACAGGTCTTGGTTTTACACCCTGATCCAGTTTGTATTTGCCATCACGAACATGAAACTTTAGTAGTTTCTCAGCATGATGACGAGTAATCATATAGCAAGCTGTTGAAAAATCATTCACAAATCTCTTGTGAAGTTTTATATGCAATGCTCCAGTACAAATGATTGCTAATTGAATCACATCCCAATCATAAGGAACTTTAGAAGCAAAATCAGACCATGTAAAATTCCAAAATTTTACAATTTGAAGATCTACATCATCTTCCATAATGATCGCATATGGAGAATCAGATGTCTCATACCAATGCTTGATTGCTTTTAAGTGAGAAGTAGTACATCCAATCTCGCCAGATGTCATTGTTTCTGGATACCGACCCTTAATGATGTCGCTCAAATCATCATCACGACCATCATAAGCAGAAATACGAGTATAATTCTCAATCTCCCAATATTTAAACTGATCTTCCATATACTCTTTTCTTTCTGGTTGATCATCCAGATTGAGATAGTAAATTGGCGGCAATCCTTTAAGTTTATGTGTTGATTTATTTTTATCCATTAGATGACAGTCCAAGTTTCAGGAATTAAATCTTTGGTTTCTTTATCGGCATTATTCGGACCAAACCACTTTGATGGTGCGATGACCTTTTCACTCTTTGCCAACCAAGCACCCCACCAGGAGAACGATGAATTGGCAATGATGTGTCCCGTACAGAAAGTCATCAGGCACAGATCAATCTTATTATCACCAGATTCGGATACAAGGAACCGATCATCCGAAAACAGTTCTTGTTCCTGACACCACTCTGAATCATCAGAGAAAACAATGACCTGTCTCCCATCAAAATGTTTCAGTGCTTCTTCATAATAACTCAAGTCTAGATTATGATGATTCGCATTATTTGTCAAGTAGTCTGTGCGACGAACGTGAAGAGAAACTGGATTGTCAAAACCTTCAGCAATCTCTTTACACGGTTCTAGAATGTGATCTCTGAACGTAAAGTCTTCAAGAATACTATTCTCTATATGCTTAAAGTATTTCTCCGACTGAAAGAATCCAAACAGTGATACGTCATTTGGACACTGATCAAATAACAGTTGATCAAAATGAAAGAATCGTTCTTGAGCAACAGGAGCATTACCACCATCCAAATACTTGACATTTGATCTAGGAAGATTTGGAAGATCAAAGACTTCAAACAACTGATGAGATCTCCACTCATCCTCAAACTTAGAAGGTGGAATACCAAAGTCATATCCTCTACGGGCAGCAATGCCCCTCAATGAGGCATACTGAAACATCTGATTGCCCAGTCTACCCAGATGTCCTAAATGATTAAATGCGAGCATCACTAAATCTCCGTGCCAAGTATTCCTGTTGATTCATATATTTCACAATCGTATCCTTATCTTGCTCCCTTAACCACTGCCACAGGTTGTGATTGTCCATAAACTTTGGATTGTGATAATGGGAATTATGTGTTCTGGAATGTTCAAAGTGCCAGATCCAATCATTGATTCTACCGACTTTATATCCTAAAGCATTAAACCGAAAATAAAATTCACAATCTTCCGCACCCCAGGATAAGAAGTTTTCATTCCACATTCCACCAGCGATTACTTTTTCTCTAGAATAGAATTGCGTCCAACCAATCGTAGAGGATTCTGTTCTACATCTGGTATCAATAACTCTCATATCAAATCCACTTTCAAGAAATGATTGAAAAACTTCCATCGGATAGTCTACTTGAAACTGATAGACTCCACAACCATAAGGATAGATTACATCTGCTTCTCCATTCATGATCGTTTGATATGCTTGATGATGACTACTCATAGGGTAGATGACATCAACGTCATGACTACAAACAACTTTTGTCTTTGCCATCAGAATCAGATCATTAAGAATCCGAGTCTTATGAAATAGATCTTCCGTGTTTTCTTCAAAGATATACTGAAGATTATCAACGCTCACATACTTCTTAATCTCTGGAATCGCACGAAACTTAAACGTTGCGTGATCACTAACTTCCTTAACAATCACCGTTGCCTCTGGAAAATTCTTGAGGAGATAAGTTACAGAGGTGATGATGTTCTTTAACCGATCCTCAGATTCAATTCTCGTCGGCATAATATAAGTTAGATCTTTCATAATTGAATCCATCCCTCTGGAATTAAATCTGACATATTATAGTCGGCATAAGCAGAACCAAACCAGGTCTTTGGTGCGATGACTTTTCCACGACCGTTCTGTAACCAGGCACCCCACCAACTCATAGAACTGTTTGCAATGATTCCTCCAGAAGACATACTCATCATACAAAGATCATAATACGGAATCGGAGATCTGACTCTCCCATCATTAGTATCTGATAGATGATTATAAAGTGGGTTCTCATCAGGAATTAGGAACCTATCATCAGTAAAGTTTTCTCTACACCAGTCAAGATCATCAGAAAATACAAAGACGGGAACATCATCAGGAAACTCTGCTAATGCCTTTTGATAATATTCAAGTGAACAGACGGGATGATATTGTGGTTGACTTAAGTAATCACCACGACGAACGTGTAGGAAAATAAAGTCTTTATACTGTTCTGTAATTTCCAAACAAGGCTCTTTGATATCATTCTTAAACTCAAAATCTCTACGGATGATATCTTCTACATTCTTAAAATATTTTTCAGTCTGAAAATAATCGTGGATATTTACATTGTCTGGACAGGTTTCAAAAAACTTTTCACTAAACTCAAAATATCCAGTCACAACACTTTGATATGAAGTAACACCAAAGTTCTCTTCTTTTACTGTGGACATTTCAAAGCATTCAAAAAGTCCATAGTTCGCATCACCATAAGAATTTGGTGATGGGACTACCCAATCATAATTGTGTCTCGCAGCAATACCACGAAGTCCAGCATACTGGAACATTTGATTGCCCAGTCTACCATTTGATCCAAGACGATTATAACTAATGGTCATCAGTCTCCCCTCTCAATACGAATACTATCTTCATCAAAGTGTTGTGTTGAAAATTCAAACAATTCAACATCAGTAATTGCGGTCATTTGATGTCTTAATCCACGATAGATATGAAACTTATCCCCAGGTTTAAGTATGATCGTTTGTGCTTCTGACTTATCATCAGAATCACCATAAATTAATGACAACTCTCCACTTTGAATGTAGAAAGTTTCATCCTTTAACTTATGGTGATGCCAAGAACACTTTTTCCCCTTTACAAAATAAAGAAGTTTCCCACAGTATTCTTCACAATTCACAATCCACTTTTCAAATCCCCATCCTTTGGGAACAAACTTAATCTCCGAAGAACTCATTGGCATTAATTCCTTTATCGTCAATGTAGTAATCACCAGAGGGTTTACCGAGAACTAACTTGTGATACTTACAACCCCAACTATCGAGTTGATTCTTTGTAAGTTCATAGAACATTCTTTTCGCTAGGTCAGCATTGTCGCCTGACCTACCCATACCTCTAGCGGTAAGATAAATGATTTGGTTTCCTTCATCATACAACTTATTTATTTTGGCAATTCTATCGGGGTTTGGGATACTAGTTTCATAGTCACAGTCATCCCGACACTCTGGTTTATCACAGATTGTACCGTCAATATCAACCACATACTTCATTCAAAACACCTCCGATAAGCATTCCAGTAATCAAGAGTTTCTTTCGGAACAATATCTTGCCAATCAGATAAACCTCGGATTAAATCAGTTGTATAACGATATCCAATGATCTCCTTCTCAAGATTGGTAACTAAATCCTGAACGTTTCGGTCTTGGTAAACTGATGCCTTGTTATACACAACACTCTTGGGGAAATAATGCTGAAGAACATATCCACCCCAAATATCATCCATCCGCCCAACATGAGGGAATACCGAATAATATGGAATGACTTCCCGTGCCAGAAAAGTATTTTGACTATTGAATGGTGAGATAGAAAGAGATCCATAAGGACCTTGAATCTTATCAAACTTTACAATGGGACGAATAGATAATCGTGCCATCGCATCAATATCAGGATCACCATCCCATAAATCTGCCTGAACAAGAACTCTACGCTTGAGTTTGCCACCATAAGAAACTCGGTTCCTATAAGGAACC